CAGTGTCGCCCCGCAATAAAATTTGTCTGAATTATAAAGCACATTGGCACAAAATACAATCATCGAGCAATCGGCATTACCGTGGCGATCGGCTTGGCCTTTGGCTTCTGTTGCACATTGGCCCTTCTGGCGCCCTCGCAGGCGTATCTGATGGCGTCGATGACGTGGTTGTCCTTGTCCTCGAGCACTGGCAAAACGCTGCCGGTGCTGGGGTCTGTCTTGTAGCTGTAGAGCGTCAGTTCGTCGATCGTGTGCTTGCAGCGAGGGTGAACGATGATGTCGAAGCTCTTGAGCCACTCCACGCCCTCCTCTACCGATTTCGGCCCTTTGATGGCAGGCTGGATCTTCGGGAAGCCGTTCTTCCGCATGTGGCTGATCGTCTCTGGGCGGGCGCTGTCGGCCACCATGGGCCAGCGCTCGGCCTCTGGGATGGACATGAACAGGCTCGGCGTGTCCACGATCTCGCAGCCCACCTGGTAGGCCTCATAGTCGATGTAGAGCTTGCGCCCGACGATGTGGCAGCGAACAGCGACTGTCGGGTCAGTAGCAAAGCCCCAGTCAGCCCCCATGCGGTGGATCGCGTCAGGTGGAGCTTCGAAGTCCTCGATCGTCCAGTTCTTGAACACGCGGGTCTCGCTGTTGCGGACATATTCGCCCTTCCAGACGTGCAAGTATTTGTCCGGGTCGCGGCGCTTGTCGTATTCCATTTCCTCCTGCAGCTCGGCAGGGAACCATGGATTGTCCTCGAAGTTGACCTCGGTCACCACGCTCTTCTCTGGCGGATAGTTCCCACGCAGAAGGCTCTCGATCGGGTCGCTCTCATAGCGGGGGTTCCAGGTAAACCACAACTGCGAGCCGGGCTTACGGATGGTCGGGCGGAGAATGTCCAGCGAGAACTGGCTCAGGCTCTGCGCCTCTTCCACCCACGCGATGTCGTAGCCCTCGAGCGACTTGATGCTGTCGGCGGTGTGGTTCTGCAAGCCCTGGAAGATGATGATGCCGCCATGAACGGATCGGATCTCGAACTCCTTGATCTGGAACATGTGCGACACGCCCATCTCCTGGATCTTGTTCTCGAGCAGCTTCTTGACCGACTGGGCCAGAGACTTCTGCACCTCACGAACGCAGACAGCGTCCACGCGCTCCATCACGCTGCGCTCGATCAGCATCTCTGCGAAGAAGTGCGACTTGCCAGACCCACGGCCACCGTGTGCGCCAAGGTAGCGTGCGCTGGGCGCCTGTAAGATTGGCAGCGCCCAGCGCGGGGTTTTGATCTGGAGGTTCATTACGCCTTCTCAGGCGCCTTCTTCATCATGCCGGTGATGTAAGTTTCTTGAGCTCCCTTGCGGGTCTCTTTCGTCTTCATCTGGCTTTTGAACATTTGAACAAATTTACTATCCTCCCCATACTTTTGGATGAGGCGGGTCAGGTGGCGTTCATCTGAGATATTCATCGTAATCCCCTCTTTCGATCACATTGGTTTCGTAGTGCGTCAGGTTTGCAGCACTGATGCCGTTTTCCTTTTCAACAATATCGTTTGTGATATCCAAAAAGAGCTCCTCGATCTCATCGATCTTGGCGGCTTTCTCTTCTGGCGTCATTTTCCTCCACGTCTCCGCACCCATATCAAATTCCGGAATGTATTGGAAACGAAGACCATTGATGCCAGCGACAGCTTCTTCATCGAGAGCCGCCTGACGCGCAGGCTGATCCTTCACGCGGCTGTCGGTGACGAATGTGAACCCATCCACACCGTATTCCGTCAGCTTGTCAGAGAGGCGGCGGGCGAAGTCAGGATCTTGGCGTTGCTGGAAATAGATCTCAACACCGGGGCGGCTGTCTGGCGTTCGCTCAGGAACCACCTTCGAGATGAAGGCGGCATCTTGGTCTGCTTCCTTGGCAACCTCAACCATGCGCCGTGTCACGCCGGATGGGTCGAAGTTCCGTCGCACCACGAACTCAGCATTGAAAGCGCGCTCATCAGACTGCATGAAGCGGCCATAAGTATTGTTGACCTGATACGTCACAACGCTTGGATCTGCCTTTGCTGGCTCGCCAAGGCGTGCCGCGACCTCTGCCTGCTGCACGTTGGTCGGGCGCTGTCCTGGTCTCTCCACGCTGATGCCGAGAACATAACGAGCGAGAGGCGCTTTCAGTTCATTGAGCTGCTTCTGTGCATCTGCGGCCTGTGCATTGTGGGCGGCGCGAGCCTCCTCAACGCGGGCTGCGTATTGCTCATCGGTTTCCTTCTTGCGGCGGTTCGGAGCTTTAAACGATGCTGTGGTTTGACGGCGGAGCGCTTTGATTTGGGATGGATCTTCTGCCCCGGCGAAAGATGCCTCGAGCTCGAACGATCCTCCCTCACCGGCCTTGTTGGTCCACCCGTTGTTGGTCCACTTTTCCTTCTCAATGAACCAAGCAACAGCCTGTAGATCGTCAGGGTTCATGGCAGCCAGATCTGGAGCCACCGATTTGACGATGCCCTCTGCGTTGATGCGACGCGCAGCATCCGCCATAACATCCTGACCGAAACCGAACTCTTGGCCGATACGCGGGCTTTGGAGCGTAGATCCTGCGAGGTGCGTGCCCTTAACGCCGCTCTCAACCGGGGGAGGCAGGCGATCCAGGCCAGCAATGCGACGCAGGAAGCGCGCTGCCCACACGTCGATCGTGGCAGCATTTGTGTAGCCGATCAGGTTCCCGGTGAAGTTCGGCGTCTTGGGAGCGCCATCCGCCACGCGGAACATGTCGAAGAGCGCCTTGGTTGCTGCGGGGCTGTTTGCATTGAACAGGCTGCCAGCGGCGTTCGTGATCAGACGGAAGGGATTGTCTGGGTCATTGTGCATCTGGCCGAGCTTGGTCGGGTTAACGTCACCCTTCTCGAGCATGTCTTCATACATGTTGAGCTCCTTGTCGAACTCTCCACGGCTGAAGCGGCGCATGACCTCGATCGCGTTGTTCCAGTTCATCTCGACGCCGGTCTGCGCGGATGTCGCCCCAAGAACGTCAGCGAACACGTCACCGAGGCCACCGAACTCTTCGCGCAGGCGCGTCCGCATGGCTCGATACCAGTTCGCCTCGTTCATAATTGCGCGGGCCGCTGGATCTCCTGCGCGCACTCGGTCCGCAAGCTGGCGCACCTCATTGACAGCCCGATCAGCCATCGTGGCTCGCCATTGCTCAGGTTCTACGCCCACAGGCGGCTTGTTGAACTCATAGGGCACCTCTTTGTAGATGACCTCGAAGTTGTCTTTCTTGGGCTTGATATTGGTCACCTGCATGACGCCCTGAGCCCAACCATCTTCGGCAGGGTAGGATGCCTTTTGCCCAGCAACCTGTTCCGATACCACTCCCTGCTTGGCTCTTGGAACTGCGGTCTTGATGATGGCGCGCTCTGGCTTTGCCACAAGAACAGAAACGTCCGGCTTTGGGACAACAGGCAGCGGCTCAGGCGGGGCGACGCGCTCGAGGGCCGGAGGAGGCGCAGGAAGAGCGCCAGGAGGCGTGGGTGGCGCTTCCGCCATAGCAGGTGTCACCGGAGGAACACCAGGCGCCACAGGCGGCTCTGGGGCCTCCTGCATGGCGCGCTCAACGTCAGAAAACGTCACTGGAGCTTTTCCTGCTGATGGGATCAGAGGATTGCTATATAGCGTCTCAGGCATTTTGCCAGGCTGGTTTGCCCGCTCGGCTACATTTCGAGCTGCAGCACCCAAACCTCCGGCTTCAAGTATTGTATTCAACATTCGAGCTTCTGGTCCAATACCAGCGACCTCTAGAGCGCCGGCAACATCCCTGGCAAGCCTTCGCTCTCCCTGAGTGTCACCACCAAATATGTCTCCGACAAGTCCAGCCCCCCCATACATACCAGCCCCAAGTCCACTTAGGCCAGCAAATGCAAGGCTGTTGATCTGACTTCCAAGTCGTTCCAACCCGCCAAGTAAAGGATCTTTGAAATATGTTGGTGCTGGCCTAGATGCCTCAGACAGGAAACCCCCAGCCGCCTCAAGATATGGCTTAGCCATATATGCTGCAGTGTCACCAAATGTATCTCGTTTTTGCGACTGAACTGGATTTATGTATCCATAACGAGAACGCATATCTTCAACATCTTGCTGAGACAAAGTTGGAGATTTTACTTGCCCGCGATATGCGGAGATTTCTTCTGGGGTGTAGCCAGCGGCCAAGAAGTCTTCGTCAGTCAGAGCGCCACGAAACGCTTTGTTGTATTGATCAAGCTCGTCCAGTCTGTCCATCATGCGTCCTTTGGGTCAACGATGACGCGCTCGATTTTCTGGACGATTGGCCCACCGTCAGGTCCGGTGTGTTCGTTTTTGACCGTGTCGTTCCAATCTGCGCGGAAGCTGTTTTTCATCTTGAAAATGTAGCTTGTGGCGTTGAAGTTATCGACTTCACCGAAGGTAGCTTCCCGACCTTTCCGTTCCCACCATGCTTGGCATTGACGCATTGCGGCAT